TTTCTGCTTCGATTTCAACATTTTCTCTTTCCTTGATGATACCACCTTCAGTAAAAAGTTTGATTCTGTTTATTTCATCAGATTCATCTCTTAACTCTAATAAGTGTTCACCATCAGGTGCTGGAGTCTTTGTTCCATCTTCGTGGATAACCTCTAAGGTTTCACCCACATCAAAAGTTGGAGATTCAACAAGAGTACCATCAGCTAATTTAGCTACGGTAAGTTTAACTTCTTTGTTATCTATTGATAACATCGTCATTATCCTACCTAATACAGTTTGTGAATTCATAATTTTCTCTCTTTTTTTTTGTTATTGATTTGATATATCTACCAATATAACAATTTGTTATATATATGTAGTTATTTTTTTAATTCTTTTTATGGCCAACATAATCTACCACCGAAGTTATATTGAGTTACAATATCAGTAGCGGTTGTACCTGTACCTGTTACTAGTTCTAGTTTATGGAAATAATTATTATTCCATGGTATTAAATATAAATCTCCATTCTTACCAACAGTTATACCTTGGAATGATGAATCACTATCAGCTATTGCAATAGTTGAATGTGTATTAGTAGCTGGGTCAAATACCTTAAGAGTATATGTACTATCACTACCACTTACCATATATATTTTACCATCTAATCCTATACACGCATTACCAACTTGGAAACCACTTCCACCATCTGAATCACCTATCCATGAATCAGTACTAGGGTCATACCAACGAATAGTACCAAATGCACTTTGTGGTAAGAAATATAAATATCCATTATAATGTTGAACTATGTTAGTATATATTTCACCAGCTCCACCAGGTAAAGCAATATTTGTATTAACATTTGTAGATGGGTCAAATTGCATAATCGAACCACCACTACTTACACTAGGCATATACATCTTTCCATCTATACCTAATGTACCAAACTCACCTTGAGTAAGAAGTGAATCACCTGATGTAGTAACTGTTGTGGTTGCTCCTGTTGATACATTAAATTTGTATACTGCTGCACTAGCTATTACAAATGTACAAGTATATATTTCATCACCTGCAAAAGATTGTATTGGATTACAAGACCTATTATTAGGACCTGAAGTTATATTACTTCCACTATCACTACTAACAGTTATTGTAGTTCCACTATTACCAAATGCTATTACTTTTCCACTTATCTTATCAAATACAGAACCTTGGTTATCTCCATTAACAACTTGAGCACTAACTGATATAGAATCTGTATCGGTATCAATTATTGCCCATTTCTTTCCACCTGTATATCCAAGGTGAGGAGCAGCATATATCTTACCATTATCTGCAAGAGAACCACCCATCCATTTTGCATTTCCACTTCCATAATCACTACCAATCCTTTGAGTAGAACCTGAGTATGCAAATGTAGTTGTGTTTAAATTAGCAGCTCCATAATCTATCCATGCATCTGCTTCTGTTGTTGTCCATGTACTTAATGATTGGTCTGGAAATCCAGCTGCAGCATCATCTGGTGCTGCTTCTCTTATAAATGAAAATGGTGCTACTCTCATATTATTTTTAAATTAGTTGCTTACAAATTTTGTTACGTTTGCTGTAAATATTTCATTAATGTTATCATACGTCATAAACGTTAGTACATCTTTTGCAGCTTGTTCAGGTGTTGGTACATATTCTGAACCTGTTGGTTGGAAGAAATCAGATGAGAAATCAATTGAACCAGTTCCACCATCTGTTCCTTGTCTAATTAATAAGTTTACTGTCTGTCCTTCACCTACATTTGTAGCAACTATATGTGTATTAGAACCACTTGGAAGTGTTAATACATTCATTCCTGAATCACTAAAATCAACTGATGCAGTATCTGAAGTAATTGAAAGAGTGTTTACTGCAGTTAATACAGAACCATTCAAGTTAACTTCACCATAGAAATTTGCAGTACCACTATAATATACTTGTGAATTAGCACTTCCTATTGCTACTTGAGTGTTAGCGTAATTACCACCCCAAGTACCAATACCAATATTAGTACCTTGGAAATCTAAATCACCACCAGCCTCATAGTTATCTCTAATTCTTAATGCAGCTTGTTGTCCAACACTACCAGATGATATCTGAGAAACAGCGAACTGTCCTCCATTGATTCCCATTTCAGTACCATAGTTGTAACCTTCACTATCATATATTTCAGTTAAGAATGTATCAGAATAATTACGACCGGAATAGTTTGATAAAGAATGATTAGTATAACCATATACTTCACCATTATTCTCTGTACCATCAGTTACTGTAATGAAATCATGTCTTGCACTAGAACCCGGTGCTTCAACTCTTTGATTAACATATCCTTCTGAACCACTTGTAATTTGTTTTTCAGTAAATGTATTTGTTCTATCAGTTGCTGCTATATTTGTTGTTATACTTGGTGCTAAATTAGCTGAACCACTAATGTTAATAGTTGTTCCATCTACCCAAGTTGAGTCTTTGTAAAAGAATGCATCTCCACTATCTGTCATGGCAACTAATGAATTGTCTTGACCACCAGCTGAACTACCACCACCTCTTAATCTTACTACTGGCTCAGTTCCATCTATACCAGTATATGCATTTATCTCGAAATATGCATCATTATATCCTGTTCCTCTATCTTCAATTTTAATCGATGCATATACTTGTCCTAAATCAGAATCTGTATTTGCAGTAATATTAACGAATTGTGATGCATCTGCTTGTGGAGGTATAGAAAGGTTAGTTCCATTTACTTCTAATTTAGAATCATTTAAATGTCCTGATGAACCATCTCCAACAGGTACTCTATTATTTGTAAGATAAGTTGGTGAACCTTTAGTATTGTATTCTGGTCCAAACATAACTACACCATGGTCTACTGTTGAACCACCATCATCACTATATTCATAGAACCAATCGTTTGATTCTCCATCGAATTCTAAAGAAGCAGTTGTTAAAGGTGAGCCCGAACCTGAATCTTGTACAACAAGACCTGCATATCTTTGAGCAGGTGTATCGTTGTTTAGTATAATGTATGCATCTCCTATAATCTTAGCTGAACCAGTCACAGATTCAATATATCCAAATGAACCTGTACCACTTACTGATATGTTATCAAAGTTTTGTGTTCCAGTAAAGGTGTTGTTTAAATCTGTTTTAGCAAATGATGATGTTGTTTGTGCTTCTGCTACTCCATCACTATTACCAAACCATCCATATCCTTCTGTAATATTTGGAACATCATTACTTCTACCACTACCTTGAATTATAATTTCTCCTTCAGTTGCATTTACTTTTCCTACTACACCAATGTTCTGTATTAAATTAGAACCTGTTGGTTTAGTATCTGTAAACGTTCCACTACTAGCAACATATATGTTTCTACCTGCAGTAAATCCACTTGTATTTACACCAATCAGTTTACCACTAACAGTTGCTTCACCACTAGCGTTATTAGTTAATTCTTCTTGTAGTACTGCAATTGCAGGCATCGTACTAGCCGATGAATAATCTGCTGCTGATACATTTATATTATCTCCTGTTACTCCTGTTGCATATACAGGTGTACCTATTGCTAACGTACCACCTGATTTATTCTTTACATTGATGATTACTTCTTGTGTAGTATCACTATGTTCTGCGTGTGATGCTGATGTTGCTGATGTTGCGGTATCTGCGGTTAACGCTGAATCTGCTCGTGATGAAGATACTGCATATGAAGATGATACAACATTATCTACTGTTATATCAAATGTTTCTGCATCTCCTTTAGTAAATGTAATAGTTGCATCTGATATTGAAGCAGTTACTAATAAACTACCTGTATCAGCTGAGCCTCCACTACCACCTGGTATGCTATTAGTGTATGTACTTCCATCTACTTTTGTAAATGTTAAATCCCTACTACCTGTATCAAAAGATGATGTAAGTAAGTAAGAACCTGTATCGTCATTAACTACCATTGAATCAATAATATCATTATTGAATTCTCTTAACTTTTCAGGTGTAATAAACTGTGAGTTATTATTTGGAAAGTTATCTGAGTTTGTAGTCCTTAGTTCTGTTTTGTTTTGGCTGCTCATCGTTATCTTGTTATTGTTACGTCAAATCCATCAGAGAATCCTGTTGAGAACGCTCCTCTCTTTGTTATTACTGATTCTGTACTTCCTATTCCTTGATTTGCTAAATACCCATCACAACATTCTGTTGAGTAGGTATCAGAATCTAAACACAGGCAACCTCTCCTTGAATTCTCCGGTGAAGACTTACCTGGAGTTGGTCCTATAAATATACCTGTATCTCTTCTTTTTCTTAAACTACGAGAATATGACATAATTGTTTTATGAATATAACAAAGGAGTAGTTATTTATATTGGAATAGGGGGTTATTTATACTTTTTCATATTAGCTTTGTGTAGTAGGTTCTCTAACTGAACCTTATCTGCTCTGTAACACAAGTTTAATAAACACTCTTCTAAAGGTCTTTGAGTTATCTCATCAAACTTTAACATATCATCGTTAGCTAAGACAACAATCGATTGATAAGAGCTCCACTTTCTTGCAAAATTCGCTTGATGTGCGGACTCACTTCCGGGTCCTCCAACGCTTGTTCCCTCAAAGATTTCAGGGTATCTTTCGATAATTCCTTTGAGATACGATTGAAGAAAAAAAAACACCCGAAGTGTACATCCATTGGTACATCTAACCACTTATCTTTATTCTCTTTGTTATCACTACTATAAGGTTCTATACTATATAGAGCTCCTCTAGTATCTGTTACAGGTCTGTATAAGATATTCATTATACTTGCCCAATTCTTATCTATTCCGATATTTTGATATGAAGATAAATCTAAATAAGCACCATATGCCATCTTAGATAAGTTAGGTTCGAACCCATACTTTACTCCATCAATGGTAACAAACTTTTGTAATTGAAAATCTGTCTTACCTAGAAACTTATATAAATCATCTTTGATACTTGTTATTGTATCACTATCTAATTTTATAATTACCTCTGGTGTTAAACCTATGATGTTATATAGTAAGAATGCATCTTGTGCTTCCTTATCATCTTTATACGTTTCTAAGTCATCTTGTATCTTTAAATATTTCTTTAATGATACTGCTGAATATGAAGTAGGAACGGTAATTTTTATTTCTTTTTTCATGTCTTTAATTCTTGTGTTACTTCGTGAAACTTAACTGATGGTGGTAGAAAGTTAGGTATCTTTGTTTCTGTTATATCTATTACATCATCTGCTTCTAACTTTAAATCTTGTATCTCTATGTTCTTATGACCTACCAACGATTTCAATTTAAGAATATCACTTCTTTGTTTTTGTAATTGTGATTCTCTTAATACAATCTCTGCTTTAAGATTAGTTACTTCTTCTTTAAGATTGTGAGCATATGTAGCAACCTGTTCAAGATGTTCATATATCTGATACTTATCTTTATCTCTATACTCTTCGGGTAGGTTAACCTTGTATATCTTTGCCATAGTTATGTAAATTAGTTATATGTTGTTTAAATACTTGATATCTTTTTAATGCCATCTCATCACCTTTAATTAAATACAAATCTAAATTAGCCTGTGCTTCTTCTTCTAATCGTTCAATTCTTTTCTCTCTATTCATATTATATTATTTAAATGATAAAACATACTTACCTTTATTTTGTTGCTTAATACTTAATCTACTCATTGCTAAATAACGCAATGCATCAATCAAGTGATTATTAAAATCTTGTGGTTTATCTAATACAATTCCATTCTTATCCGTACGATACTCATATGAATATAGTTCATCAATTAAATGCGTGCTCTTTGAATCTACATTAAGTGCAAAGTTTTGTAATACAGATATCCCGAAGTTGATACTATCAGGTCCTTTCTTCACAGGTTTAATATTAAAACCAGAACGATAGATTTCTTCTATCAATCGTGGTTCTGCACTATCTGCCCAAATCTCATCTGTTCTACCTATGTTAAGTGATTTTAATCTTTTAATTATATCTGTTGTTGTCAGACCTGTATCATACATTAGTTCTCTACAATACAACATATCATGATGTCTATGTACGGCTACCAATGCAGTTGGGTCATTACTAAATCCAAAGTCAAGACCAAATCCTACTAACTCATGTACAGGCATCTCTTCTAATATTTGGAAGTTATTGAATACTGCTTTCTCATTCGCTGCATATTCTCCTAATCCATATATCTTCCAATACTTTGGATTCTTTATCTCTAGTGATTCAATCTCTTTTACCATTTGTTCTGGTAGATAAGGATTGTCTTTATAAGTTGTATTGAATATCTGTACATCATCCATACTACGAAGGAAATGATACGGAGATACTGTTGGGTTAAATGCTAATATAATTTCACCTGTTGTTCTTATACTCAATTGAAAGTATGCTTCTTGATGTTGTTCCGATGCTTCATCTATAAAAAGTATATCACTCTTAACACCTCTTAACTTTTCTGCATCATCTGTATTTACAAACGATATAAGTGCACCATTGCTAAACGAATAAACCCTATCAGAGATGTTGTATGATTCGTTTGACCATATTCCAAGCTCTAACATGATTTCTTTAAAATCTTTGATTACAGAACGTTTAAGAGATGGAACAGTTCTTCTTACTATTGTAATGTTCTGTGGTTCTTGTAGAGCTTTTACTATAAGGTATTGTAAGATAGCATATGTCTTACCTGACCTAGTTCCCCCTATATGCTGCGTTATTCTCTTCTTAGCTTCTAGAAGGTTATCAAATGTTATGGTTGTATTAACCGTCAATTCCATCGTTACTACCTGATTTGTTTATGTTGATGTTAATAGATTGTATCTTCTGCTCTATCTCACCTTTTAACTCTACCCTTGATTGTTTAGGTAAGATATATTCTAATATCTTAAGATATAATTCAGCTGCTCTTATTGGGTCTTTCTCTCTTATCTTATTTAAATCTTCCTTTAAATGATTCAATCCCTCATCAGTAATACGAGCAAGTGTAAGTTTAGCCATTTCAGTACTACGATTGATAGCTCCTTTAGGTCTTCCCTTACTTAACTTATTTCCTTTTGCGAATGGCATATGTGTTTATCTATGTTATTTATACTACTATAACAAACGAAGATGATTCTGTTATATATACTTATATACTACTCATCTTTTGTCTTTATATCTTCTAACTTTTGCTTATGTATCGCTACTTGTTTAGCTCTTCTATTGATGACTGATGGTTTAAGAAATTCTTTTCTTCTTCTTAATTCAAATAAGTGGTCTGAATCTTTTACTCTTCTTTTAAAGATACTCAACGCTTTCTGTATGTTATTGTTTCTTACCTTTACCGAAACTTTAGGTTTGTTCTTACTCATGATGCATCATATTTTTTTCTTCCATTAATCATATGTTCTCTTATGAATTTATCTCTAGTTGATAAAGTACTCCATACAAACTTCTGATAATTACCATCTTGTTCGTGTAGTAAATCACATATCTCTTTTAACCATCTCTTATACGTTTCTCTATCTTCTTCTGGATAAGGTTCTATAAATCTACCTGATTTAATGTCTGCAAATAAGTTGTCTGGATATTTCTCAAGCAATTCTTGTTTCTGTTCTCTGAACTTTACATAATCTTTGTTCTTCATTCGAACATCAAGCTTTGCCCAATTGGTAGTACTGTTTGGATTCATATATTTATTTTAATTAGTTTCATCTGTAATATCTTTAAAAGGATTATCAATCATCATTTTTAAGTGTTGTTTTATTTTTTTAATGTTAAGAAAGACTGTACTCTTTGATATACCAACTTCTTTACTTAGTTCATCCATAGTTAAATCACTAAATGCATAGAGTTCATATAACTTAGCACTACTCCACATACGCGATGATTTAAGAGTATCTAATTCTTTTTTGATACAATCATATGCATACTCTAATCTTTTATCCTCACCTACGTTGTATATGTTATCTGGCTTATCTTTCCACTCACTAACATATGTTGTTTTGTTTTCTCGTTTGATATAATTTATAAATCTAGAAGATATAAAGTTATAACAATACAACAAATTAAAAGAATCATTAAAAAATATTTTAGGATTTTGTTTCTCTGCTAGATACACATATAAATCTTGTACCAAATCTTGTGATACTTGTTTATCTTTAGATTTATTATATGCTACTGCAGTTAACCATTGATGGTGGTTGTTATACAATACACCCAATCGTTTGTTAATCTCTATATGTAGTGAACCACTATCTATTGTCATATGTTTTTTTGTGTAAAGAGTTTAGGCTCTGTTTATTTATGCTTACTACGACTTAAATTTAATTTTAACAGAACCTATTACTCTATACAATTTCGTTACCTTCTAGTTCATCCAAGTATGCTGCAATTGTATCACATGCTTTTCTCCAAAGAGCTGCAGCAGTTCCACAATTACAAGGTTGTGGTTCTTTTGAGTTACCTGATATTTCTTTGTATGTGTTCCATATATAAAGCCTTATATCGTGTGGAATATGGCTACCTACTCTTGAAATATTTACTTTCATTAACTCTATTTGTTCTTCTGTGTATTTTACCATAATTTTATATCGTTATTACAATTAAATAAATTATCTAAATAATCTCTTCTACTATCACAACCACAATCGGTTCTTTTAAAGAACGTCCATGCTATCCACCCTGCGAGTTGTTTTCCGTGACCTAAAGTTAAAACTGATATCAACCCTTCTAACCAAGTTCCAAACCTCCATATACATCTATTTCTCATTTCTTTAGTTTTTTTGCGTAATGTCTTAATTCTTTTTTACTCATAGGAAAATCTCCTACTTCAAATTTAATTGGTTCATCTGAATTGGTTAATAGATAATATAATTCCCACTTATTCCATAACTGTAAATGTCTTGTTGGTTCTAATGATATTAAGACAACTTCATTATCTATTATTTCTTTTACTTTAATTTTACCTAGTTTCATTTGTTGTGTTGTATGTTTAATAATTTATATCCTCTTGCTTTATAAAATTTAATCCAGTTCTTTTCTAATTTGTACCCTTGATATCTTGTACCTGGTTTAGTTTCTAATACAATTGCAGATGCTAAAGACTCTTCTATTTCTTCTTTACTCATCGTATCCCACATCTTGTGTAATGTTGGTAACCAACCACGCTTGTTTTTATAATCTGCTCTGTGTGTCGATATTCTTACATTCAACTTAGCTTTTGTCATACCAATATAGAAATAATCTTTAACCTTAAGTAGATACACTTTTATATCTTCATCAGCTCTTCTGTAATCTGCTATATATTCCCAATTCTCTCTGTGTGAGAAATAACCATCGGTTGTATTCCAGTATTCCGGTCTGATATCGTTTCTGTATTTCTTATTGTATTTGTTTTGACATACTTTACATCTATACTGATAACCTTGAACTCCTCTGTAAGTTCGTTTGTGGAAATCTTCGTAAGGTTTTGTCTTATGACATTTGTTACATTCTTTCATCTATAAGTATTTAGTTTTTATTTTTATGTGTTTACCTGAAGAGTATCCCATTTATCTATAAGGTGTTCGTGTAACCACTCCCACTCTTCCTGCCTACTCAGTAACTCATTATAAGTTTTGTCTCTCTTACCTGTTAGATAAAGTTGTGCATTCTTCTCGTGTTGCTCCATTTCATCATCATAATATTTTATCTGATGGTTTATTAATACAAATAACTTGCGTAAAGATAATAGAACATCTTCTGCCAATCCTTCATCATTTAAATGAAACTTATCTTTCATTTTTATCTATTCCTAAGTGCTCTTCTATTCTTTCGACTCGTTTAGTTAACCTGTATAATGCTGATGAGTACTCTACTTTACGTTGCTCATACTGTAATTCATCTATTATTTCTCTCAACCTTTCTTCTTTAGTCATTATACTGCCTGATTTATACTGATTACATTATTAATTGCTCTAGTCCAATTATTTTTCTGAGATTCTGTAAAGTTTAATTTTTTATAAACCTCTTCAATACCACCATATTCTTCTATTTCTTGAAAACTTAATTTAAATTTACTAACATTTTCAAATTGTATTAAATCATCTAATAATCTTTTTAAAATATTATTTTCCTTAACTATGCTACTGTCAGTATTTTTAATAATTTCTTTTTCTTTATTTCTTTTATTATTATTTCTTTTATATGTCGGTTGATTATCAACTGACTTGTTAGGTGATTTTCCACTGTCTAGTAAGGTGATATTCACCTCACTTGTTGGTTGAAGATTAACTGTCTGAGGTATCTCTGGCTTGACCGATGAATTTCCACTGTCAAGTGAGAGGAGTTCTTCTACCTTATTTAATAATACAAAATAATAATTCTTAGCAGGCATTTTTTTCTTTTCAACTGTAACCACACCAGCTTCTTTTAATTTCTTAATAGAATCTTTGATATGATGGTTAGTTAAACATAATTCTTTTTCAATCTGTTTATATGATTGAAAGAATTCGTTACCATGAAATACTTTAGTTTGTAAATCAATAAAATGTTGCAACAGTAGAGTAGTTCTCAATCCTAATTGCTTGTGTAGATGTTTATTGATTTGCCAGTAAGCGTTGTTACTGATTGTGCGTGTGATGTGTTTTGCCATTGTTTATAGTTTTCCTAATTTGTTAATACAAATATACGAAATATATTTGATATATCCAAGTCTTTTCTTATATATTTTTCAACATAGTTGTCAGACCGTTCATATATAAGTATTAAGAAAAAAAGTTTTCGTATATTTTTTAAAAGAAAAGACCACCCTGAAGTTGAAGGTTGTAACAGTCACTCGGGTGGTCTTAATATAAAGAATACTAAATTAGGAATAGGCTCAATGGCAGTCGAGCCAAAAACATCTAGTATATATATATATTATAACACTTGGTTTAGTTTTTGTATTTAAAATTCTGATAAGGGTATACCTGTAAAGTTATATCCTCTATTTTTTCCTTTGTACCAGTTCTTACTTGGTTCATAAAAATCATATCTCCACAGTTGAGGAGCAATCTGTTCTACCTTATCTGCATTAAAAATTGTATGATATGTACCACCAAGATATTCTTTGTAGAACTCTTTATCAGGACGAATTTTATAAAAAGGTTTAAACGATTCAGAGTACCATTCTGATGTATATATAATATCAATCAATAGTTCGTGCTCAAATCCCCTTGTAATACACTCTGTAAAGAGTTTAGAGAGGACATCTAATGGTGGTTGAGGATTATATACTATTACATCTACATCCCATGTAGGAGAGTGTTTTTCAACTGTATTACCCACCAAGTATAAAGGTATATCAGTGTCAATACTATTAAACCATTCTCGTATCTTTTCATCAGTAGGTCTTAACCAAGGTTGTGTAGTTTCAACTCCACCTGCTTTGCAATAAAACTTCATATTATTATAACAGATAAGTAAAAATAAATGAGAAAAAGCTTGGATATATCATTTTTTTTTCGTATATTTACATAGTAAATGAGATTAATTAAATAAAACATATAAAATAATGGATTATATACTAACAATATTTGTAGCAGTAATGCTTTTCAGTAAAACATTTTGGATAGAATTTGTTAAAGGTCTATTTGATAAAAGAAAATAAATTATGACAATAATAAACAAGTTAACAGGTAGAGATGTATCTTCAGAGTATCTAGCTCTTATGGAAGGTATAATCACCAACGATGAATTCGAATTAATAACAATGACAATTAAATAAATAAACAATGAAACAATTAATGATGGTCTTGATGATGACCTTAATATCATTCACAACTTACTCACAAACTGTGGGTGTATCCGCTAACTCATCTGAACTAGGAGCTGGTTATGGTTTCTATATAGAAGATGATGATAGTAAGTTTGGATTTGAATATCAAAAAGGAGCAACTATCAATTCAGACCCATTACAAGTAGAACAATACTTGAATGGTGAAATAGATTCATATACTGCTGGTAGTTCTTTTTATAATATAGGTGCTTATTGGTATGTATATCAAACTAATAGAACCAAGTTTTTATGGGGATTAGGAGCACAAAGTGAAAAAGAATTTAATACAACAGGTGATATTAAATCAATGAATATATATAGTAACATAGGATTTAAGTATCAACTAGATAAACTAGTTTCTTTCAAAGCAAGTTATCAATATGCACCTCATGGTGGTATTGATTCTATTGTAATTGGAATGGGATTTGATTTATAACACCTATATACAATAAACAACTTCTCATAATAGATGTTTTGCCAGAACACCTCATCATCTTAACTCAATGGTGGGGTTTCTATATGTCGTACCTAGATTATATTGATAGTATGACAAAATGTCAGTTACTTTTGTGGAATACAATTCGGGACTTTTCGTCCATTCTTAATCTTCATACCATATTGTTCGTATCCATCAGTACAAGGAGCTTTTAATTCTTCTTTACTAGGGTATAGATTAATATCATTTATAGCTGATAAGACTCTTTGTTGTGAACTCATATTTCTGTTTTGATATATAGAGTAACAAATCCCGGCTGCAACATCTGCACTCTTACCATATCCTATCTCAATAGGAATACATCTTTCTACGAACTGAGATTCTGATTCTCCTGATTTAACTTTTATTGGCATTAGTACTTGGTTTTGTAGTTATTGTTTTCTTTTTGGGACAGTATGTAGTTAGTAGTGTCATCTTATTTTACTTTGTAAAATTGATTATTAATCTTAACCTTACTAACAGTTCCTAATCTGATTGTGCGCCAATCTTGATTTGTTTGGGAGTACACTACCCACATATTTTGTCTACGAAGTGTTCTCCTACGTTTTACAACACCAGGTGATGAGTTAGGTACTTTATCTCTTGTTTGTTCCATTCTTCTCATACCAACACCATTTAACTTAGTACTCCATACTCTCATAGAAGTAAACTTAGTGTTCTTAATTAAATCTGTCATCTCTCTACGAGTAAGTTCAATTGCAGGTGCAGCAAAATGATAAGTAGTATCTACTACTTTATTCATTACCTTTCTCATTAAATTATCTAACATATCTCTCCTATTCTATTTTTATCCGAACCACTTAATCTTTAGGGTGAGTCTTACAAGGCATATAATATGTACCTTGGTCTACTGTTTCATGTGGATGACTTCCGCTACATCCTATCATCTCTGCAAACTCTTCAGCCATCTCTTCTGTTGGAAACATAATCTTTCTAACATCATTTAAATTAGTAGAACCACTAATCATTTCATTTGATTCACCTGGGTATGATGAATTAGGAATTGATATTTCATTTTCTTCTAACTCTCCTAGTTCTCTTAATTTATTTTTACTCCAACCCAATGCAGCTAATCCACCCCAAAGTAAATAACTTATGTTACCACAAGCTTCACTATCGTTTTGTTTATCTCTATACACCTCTTCTGCTCTTGATAGATATGAATGCATTCTTTTTATCGTCTCTAATGAAATTGGTCTACCTTGTGCTAATTGTTGTGCTCTTACTTTGCCAACAGGTGTTGCGCATTTGTTACCACTCTTCTCGTTTAGTTCAATACCTTTCTTAGCATTGTTCTTAACACCTTGAGGATAATCTGAATAAGATTCCATCTCTACTCTCTTACCACCTTTGTATCTTTTATCTTCTTTAACTACTCTTCTTATTTCGTTAAGTAAGTATTCTGCTTCTTGATTAAGTATATCTTCTAATACATCTTCTTTACTAGCTTGAACTAAATCATGTGAGAATAAACCTTCTATACTGAATCCTTTTACTTCACCATTCTTTACATAATCTTTCCATATATCATCGTTATCAACTTTAAACATACCCATCCATGTTCCAACAGGTACATTTAATCCATAGGAGTTAGATTTATCTAATTTGGATGTCTTTATCCAACTCTCTACTAAAGTTACACCAGATACTTTCTTTTCGTGTTCTAACGTTGATTTAGCTTGATATCCTTTCTTAAGATATCCTTGTGCTAGTTTTTCTATTGTTTCAGGTTTAAAGAATACCTCATAAGGTTGTCCTTCTCCATCTATACGAAGAATCTTTTTATTTGGTATAAGAACAGGTCCTACTACCAATCTTTTTTCGTTATCTATCTTTTCAAACTGAACTTTCTCTTTATCAAACCATACGAAATTACTTTCTATGGCTGGGTCTTCTACTAATGAAATAGCAAATACCTCATCTAAAAATTCATCATCTATGGTTAATTCAAATAGTTTCATACTAATTTAACAATTTAATTTTAATTTATACTTTTTATCCAAACGAAGCTGCTGAGTTCGTTCTTCTATCTAATGCTTGTGTACTACTAACTTGTGTAGATACAACATATGCTTGTACAGGTCTTTGTGATGATGCTGCTATTGTTTGTGAAATCTGTGAACCTGTATCACCTTCCATTGCAGCTGCAGTTTGTATTTGTGGAACTGTTGTTTGAGGTACAGATGGAGCTCCTCCTCCACCACCACCACTGGCACCTCTAAGATTAGTTCCTGGTGGTTTTGGTACTTTAGTAGAAATAATCTTTCTAACTTGTAATAAACCTCCTGCAATAACAACACCTGCTGCAATACCACCCCATGGTGGAGGATACGTTGCTAATGCTTTCGTAGCACCAAGATATGTGTTTATAGTTGCAGATGCAACTGCTAGAGCTTTACCAGCAATAGTATTTTCACCCACCATCTGTGCAACTGAACTAAGAGCTGAACTAATCACCATCAGTCTAGCTTCTTCTTCCTGCTCCGTCATTTGTAGTGATACCTCTGATGTCTGTTCTTGTGTATTAAGTGATAATTCAGAGAAATCTGTTTGAGTCTGAATCTTAGCTGCACCTGTTCTCTGTGCAGTTTCTATTTCAGATACACTAGATAGGTTATCATAGTTTCTTCTAATTTCTAATAAATCACCGTAATATTCTTGTTCTAATGCAGTAAAGTTTTCATATCCAGCTTGTTTAAGAATTGCGTATTCTTCATTGAATCTCGTTTCTCTTTCTATTAACTGTCTATCTCTTTCACTTAACAAAGATAACTCAGCTTCTAATTGTATAGCAGCTGCTTGTTCTCTAATAGCTTTAATCCTATCAACTTCTCGTTGAGTAGCATCTATTCTTTTCTGTGCCTCTTCTTCTGTTTTCTTTGTTAAATCTTCTTGTCTTTTTTCTTCATCATCATATGCTTCTTGTAATACTGTTGATGATGCTCTACTTGCTTCTTCTATCTTTTCTGATGATATACCTAAGAACTTAGCAAATCTATTAAATCCACTAGCAACTTTCTCTATTACCATTGCGAAGTTTTCAAAGATAGGTAATGCTACTTTTTCAATTACCGCAAAAACAGGTCCTAATATCTTACCAAATGCTGCTGATATTCTATTTAAAGTTTCTTGTCCTTCAGATGTTTTACTTAATGATTCTCTCATCATAAGGAATGCACCAGCAATTGCAGTTACAACGGCAATGATTGGATTAGCCATAAACACTTTTAATGTTCCTCTTAATCCTTCCATTGATTGTCCTACCAATCCAATAACACCTGGTTGAGCTCCTAACGCTTCTGTAAATCTAACAGATGCTATTTCTGTATCTGCTAAATCATCTTTTAAATTAGATAGTTCTTTTGATAATTCCTTAAACTCTTTAGATTTAGGGTCAATCTTTCCTAACGTATCTTGTGTTTTAGATATCGCTTCATTAAGGTTATCAAACTCACCAATGGAAGTAGAAATAGTTTTGTTAAGCAAATCAACATTCTTGCCTCCTTCAACTTCGACATCTATTACTGCACTATATGTGGTTGTGTTTTCAGCCATTACATTCTTTTAAAGAGATTTTTTACTCCCTTCCAATTATTCGGTATTTCGTATTTACCTTTAGCTATATCAACTTCATCACTTACGTTGTGATAATCTTGTTGTTGTAAAAGGTCTATTATATTCGTTATCATCTATTAATTTAACAATTAAAGTTAATTTTATTGGTTATCCAATGAATCATCAATTATAGGTCCTAATAATTGTAATTGACATTCACCTGTTTTAAGGTTATATTGATTTATTGCTCTTAAGTGGTAATGATTACCTCTAAAGAAAATTATATCATTTAATTCTAATTCTACATAATCTGCGAATGGAATAATACCTGCACATTCTATTAATCTTGTTTTAGGATTATACAACAAAGTAATATACTTACTCCAATACTCTGAATAAACAGAATTAGCTGGTGTTGTTCCTAATGATGCTGCTTCATTAAAAAATAATAAAGAATCAGAATCAGTTTGTGGTAACTCTTCTCCACTACCTGTTGAGTAATGGTCAAAGTAAGGATATACGTCAGTTGTTTCAATTGTTTTATTTGATACATCAGTTCTATTATTTAATTGAAACTCTGTTGTTTCTAATGTACCATTATAGAAAAACATACGAGGTAACACCTGAGCAGGTTGAAACGCCGCGTTTGCTATAAAGGTTGGTATGAACATTTTTTGTTTAGCCATAATTTATATTTTAATCGTATGTTTGTCCTCCTCCACCGGCACAAGTTCCATATACTGAACCAAATACTCCTGAAGCAGGATTAAGGTTATATATAGTTGGTGCGTTATCTAGAAGTATGTAGTTATAAGCAAAAACAGCGGTTGAACCATTTACATCATAATAAATTGTATCTCCAAATACAGGTCTTACACCTGAACCATCGTGATACAATTGAAATTCTGATTGAACACAAAGTGTTGCAGTAGAGTTTGCTATAACTGCATAGAATGGTGTTAATCTAATTACTGAGAACCCTTCTGTTCCACTTCCTACAACGTATCGTAAAGGTGATGAACCCAACTTTGTTGTTACTTCTAACTTACCATCAGAGAAGAAGTTTTGTGTATCTCTAAAATAAGATTTACCAAATTCTCTGTTGTTTTGTTTTTTAAAGTTTTGAGTTAAGAAATCTATATCTAATGTATCTCCAAACTCTACCTCTCTCATTCCTAAGTTGTTTGCTGGAGTTACTGATATGTTTTTATTTAAATCTACAAAAGTATCAAAGTTTTTAACCTTACCTTGTTTATACCAATTATTAAATGTTTCTATAATAAAGTGTCTAGGTTTAGTTTTACTTGGATATATTTGTAAGTTAAATTTCTTTTGAACAGATGCTAGAAAATCTAACAATGTAATACCACTAGTTCCAAACGGCATATTAGCCGGCATATCTATTGGCATTAAATCACCTAGTTCATTTAACGTTTTTATTTTTAATCTACTTTCAGTATTGCCTTCAGGTCCTATGGTTACATTTAAAGAACCACCACCTAGTGTTACAAATCCAATCTTAAACTCATATGATGAACCACTTTCAAAACTTGCATTAAATTCTTGTGTAAGTGTATATTCTTTTTCACCACTAGTATTTACAAAATCTCTTCTTATATAATCATTCATATAATCTAAATCAATTTCTTGTGCAGGACCTCCTGCAGTTGATTGATTATATAAAGTAAATTCAGGATATGATGTTGTACTACCTGATACTAATATGTTTAACTTTAATTCTCCTAATCCATTAGATGATTGTACAACTGTATCTCCAAAGAAAGGTTCATATTCTCCATCTGTTGCTACTATTGAGAATGATGGGTCATCATATACGTTTGTAAATAAAAGTGAAGCTGTATTATTAGAAATAAGGTCTAATGGAGTACCTGAACCACTAACAGGTCCAACTTCTATTTGTCCATTAATTTCTAAATCTGTTCCACTAATAACAGGATATTTTAATCCTCTATCAGCTAAAACATATGTGTTATCAAATCTAGATTCTGATAAGAACGTTGATTCGTATGTGTATTGTGTTTGGTCAAAGATAGCATCTATTACTAAATCTAATCTAATTGCAGGTTTAAAATCTTGTGAATATAATCTTCCACCATCAGTATCAATACCAAATAAGTTATTTGATAAAGAAGATTGGTATGCGTGTTGTTTACCACTATCGGTTAACATATAAACTATTTCACCACCTAAACTATGTCCATCAAATGATGATGTAAACTCAGAACCTGCATATGCAGAACCACTCCAAGAAGCTTTTATATTATCAGCTGATAACTCGTGATTATAATGGTCTAGAACCCCTAAATTATTTAACGTAATGGATTGTAAATCTCTTTTGAATGATGATAATAGACCATAGACAGAAACCTCGTAAGAATCGATGAATTTGTTTTCTTTGATGTTAACTTTATTTAATTGGATATACCCTTGTGATACATAAAATCCATCAAAATCAAATTGTGCAATTACTTTCTCATTTGTTTTAAATAAGAATGGTTCATCTACTGCTATATCATAGACGTGTTGAAAGAAATCATTGTTCTTTCTTGTACCTGGTATAGTAATCTGTCTAGTAAAATCACTAGGTAGTTTACCTATATCAAATAGACCGGTTACATTATTACTAAGATATATTGTTTCATCTTGAAATAAATCAAGTTCAACTCCTCTGGCAATAAGTTTAAATACTTTATTTCTTCCACTTGTAACTGCCATAATTAGAAAATTAGTTTATATCCTTGCCCTTGTGTAAATGTAAATGAGTATTGTATTAATTTATCTACTACATTAGTCTTTAAATTAAATGATGTATTATCAATTGCTAATGGTTTAAGTTTTTCAGTTCCATTTTGTTCACTACCTTCTTCATATACCCAATAGATTTCATCACTAACCATTAGTTGTTTAAATGCATCATTGTAATCCTCATTAACATAATCAGTATTAACTGATAGTTTAAGTGTAGAATCGGTTATATAATTTTGTATTGCTGAATCGTAATCGTTATAAGTTAACGTTCTATCTGCCCAAGTTCCTATTTGTGGTTGATACTTACTTCTTTGTGTATTGAATGTTTCTGTACTTACTAAATTAAAATTAAAGTAATCCCATTGTCCAAATCTATTTTTCCATTTAATTCTTACATTAGGATATTTCTTTGTACATTCTAAATCAAAATGTAATGTATTACTAATTTTATTTGAACCATCATAGTTCTCATCAGAACCACTAACTAAGAATACTTCAAAGTTACCAATATTGTTAGGGTCAGTATCTAAAGGCCAATCAGGCTCTAGAGGTGATATAGGGAATGTTTGTACACAATCACCTGAATTCTGTGATGAAGATATTGCAACTGCAATTGAGTTATCTTCTCCTTCAAAAGAACTAGAATAAACAATACCTGTTGCAATATAATTTTGATTTACAGGTTGTCCTGTCCATATACTCATTCTACCATAGTTTTCTGCAAAATATGATTGTGATACTGGTCCATCTGTCATCATAGGCCAGAATGGAGTTGATTCATATATTGAATCACCACTACTACCTTGTACCCTATCTTGGAATAATTGATATCCATCAAAGGATTGTGCTGGTGTTTGACCTAAATGTGAACCTGTAACGAATGATGAACTCGGTGATGTTTTATATTGTATATAAGAATCTACTGAGAAATTATAAATAGATGAACTATTAGCTGCTCTAGGTTCTGTAAATAAAGATGTTACAATTCTTGATACATCAAATATACCTGAACCCGATGGGTTAGGAAACTTTTGTAAAGTATAACTTGCGTCATCAGGTGCTCCTGTTAATCTATCACCTTGCCAATACTTCAGTTCCATTACAAATTGCATAGAAGAAGATGTATATGATTCCGAGTTTGATTCAGAAACTGCATATACCATTGGAGATTGTGAAAAACAAACTTGACCTGGGTCTTGTAGATATGATATTGACATATTTAATGTTTTTTACTAATATAACAAAGGGGGTGTGTAATATATTGGAGGGTTATGATACTGACAAAGTGTCACCTCCACTTTCCCATGTAGAATCTAACTCTTTAAAGATACCATCAAGTAATAATTTTGCTTCTTCACCAAGTAGTGCATCTTTAGCTTTTACAAATTCAGGTGATTGAGCTGCTATTTGTGCAAATGGTCTAGCTTTCATATATCTTGTTCCATCATGAACATACTTTGCATAATCAGGTACTGAGAAGTTAAAGGTAAAACTAATCTTACCTTTCTTATCTTTTTGAAACATTGTTTGTATTCTGTTTCTACTAGCAACCTCTTTATACATCCTACCTGTCTTGTATGCTTTAGAAGAACCAGTCTTAGTGTATTTGTTATAAGGTACACCAGGATTAATAGCAGTTAGAGCTTTATCCTTATATACTTTCGCTACGTCTTTTAGTGCTTTCATTATGTACAAGAACCAGTTAAAAAAGTTAAACTTGAACCTATACCAGTGATACTTTTAAATGAACCCGAAGTTATACAATAGTCTTCAACTTGGTCAGCTGAAAATGAAACTACTGTTTGAGAACCTCCACATGGTGTATATGTTGCAGTACCACCACCAGAGCCAGCAGTAAATCTCCATTCTTCACAAGTATATGGTGCTGCAGCTAAACAATAATAACCACATTGTACTGAAGTAAAAGTTTCTACATATGATGAACCAGCGGTTTGTGTTGTAAGTTGAACTGAACCACTTTGAGCACATATATTATGTGTACCAGTTCCTAAATTTCCTGTTCCTTGTGTTGTTCCTAAATAATCTATATAATCAAACGTTATAAATCCTGGATATGGACCAACACTTGGTGCAGTAATTACTAATTGAGTATTATACAATGGTTCTAAACTTGAACCTGATGCACAACTTGGTGGGTCTATTGGTTCAACATATCGACTACATGAACCTGTTGCAGTAAATGTTACATCACCACTACCAGATGGATATGGTGATAAAGGATATGAACAAATAGAAATATTATCTAATGGGTCTAAAGTTAATGTTTCAATGTCATTATTTCCACAAGGAATAAATGTAAAATTACCACCACTTGCACCACCATGTACGGCATACTCATTACAAGATGTTAATTCTGGATTACAAACAGGAACCATTATAACCAGTATACCTGGTCTTCCTGCAAATTTACTTTGACCATACGAAGTACTAGCACCCCATCCACCAGCACCATACATTCTACTTGTTGGTGGTTGTGTATCATTAGTTGCATTTTCCCAAGTTCCTTGTCTCATACTTGCACCACCACACGCGTATTCTGTAAGTGTTCCATCAACATTAAAAAATAATCCATCCGCACCAGGAGTTTGATAACCAGCAGAACCAATACAATTTGTATCTTGTGATGATGAATCTGCTCCACCTCCACCTGTTGCTACACTTTCATCTGAACTTGCACAACCCAAACCATCTATATCTCCTCCACCAAAACCTTGACCTGGTCTACCACTTCCTGCCAATGCCGTAGCATAAATTGAAACTGTCCTTAAGGATGCACAACCACCACCTCCAGAACCACCCGAAGATGCTTCAACACCAGGGTCAATTGTATCATCTATTAAATAAGCACCAAATCCACCTCCTTCTGCAGTTATTCTAGAAGCTGATGTTATATATGAATCTGTATAATTAGTTGGAGAATATCCTAGTTCAATCCAAGTATCCTCTCCACTACTTCCACTAGTATCTGAACCACTTCCTATATAGAGATTATATGTACCAGGTCCTATTCTTGCATCAAACATTGTAACACCACCTGCTCCACCACCACCGGCAACTTCATTTAATGCTTCTCCATTAAATTCAGTAAATCCACCAGCACCTCCACCAGCAACCATAAATACCTTTACATCATTGGATGAACCACTATTAATAGTAAATGAACCTGAACCTAAACTTGTAAATTTGTAATATTCCCAAACTTGTGAGCCTGATAAGAATATACCTGTTTCATCGTGTCCGCTAGCGTCTACACAAGTGTTTAATGCTCCAAATAATAACGAAGGGATATACATATTATATTAAATCGTTAGTTAATACACCTTTTAATTTATTTGTATCAAAGGATACGAATGTTGCAATATCTACTGCTCCTGCTTCAGGAGTAATAGATGGTTGATTTAATCTTGGAAAACTATAATCATCTGTATCAAATACTAAATTTGAACTACCTGTTAGTGGTTGTTCTATTTGTAATGTAATTGTTAAACCAGGAACTATATTAGTTGCTTCTACATTTGTAGATGAACCACTAGGTAAACTTAATGTAAAGAAATTACCAGTACTACAATCTAAACTTGCAGTGTTTGATGTGATTGTTAAAGAGTTTACTATACCTTGAACTGAACCACTAAATACTTGGTCTCCATCAAATGTATTAGAACCAGTAGTTGCATATGAACCAGTAAATGAACTTAAAGTATCTACCTCTACTTGTAAAGATGCAGTTGTTAATTCTATATCATCTAATCTATCTTGTATTGAACCTGTTTCCTTTTCTATATTGGTTAATCTATCATCTTGTGCACCTTGTTCTACTTCTATTGAAGCGGTATAAGAATTAAAATCAGGTGTAGAAACAAAATCTATTGAAAGTGATGAACTAAAGTTTTCTTGATTATCTAATCTTAAATCAAACGATGCTGAATCTATATAATAAGATGAAGTGAATGTATTGTATCCACTATTGATGTTTAATTGAGATGATGTAAAATCATTTAACGATTCAGTATGTTGATTATAAAAACCATTTATAGTTTCTTGAGAACCAGTAAATGCTTCTAATGAATCTAATCTATTATCTTGTGAGCCTGTATCTGCTTCTAACTGGTCTATTCTATTATCAAATGATGCTGAATCTGTATTATAAACTGATACATCTAATTTATTTGTTTCTAATGATGCAGTTGTAGCTTCTATATTATCTAATCTATCATCAGTTGAAGATGTATAAGAATTATATCCACTATTAATATCTAATTGAGATGAAGTAAAGTTATCTAGGTTATTTATTCTATTATCAAAAGATGCTGAATCTGTTTGATATTCTGATGAACTAAAGAATTCTAAATCATCTAATCTACTATCTACCGATGCAGAGTAAGATGTTACGTTTCCTATACCATTAAGGGTAGAAGAACTTATCTCATTACTTACTGTAAGAGAACCTGTGAACGCTGAATTACCTTCTACACCCAAAGTACCACTTACGATAACTTGTCCTATTAGCGTTTGTGTATCACTCTCTTCATCACCTAATACATTCGAACCACTTGAGAATATTACACTAGCAGATTCTTCTGTAATGTTTAACAACCTTGCATTAACTGTATCAAAGTTTCCTATATTAGCAGTTACATCTCCTTGTATAGTTACATCACCTAATACATCAATTGAACCTGTATGTACGAATGAACCACTTATATCTAAATCACCTGCGATATCTACATCACTTCTAAAGAATGCAGAACCAGTTACATCTAATGAACTACTTACACTTAATTCTTTATTTATTCTCCAATTATTTGAAGATGCATCAATAGCAGCACCAATGTTTTCTCCCATACCATCTTGTAGTTCTACATAACCACTTTGGGATGTAAGGTTTTGGGTACTATCTTCTAAGTTTATCAGTCCTAAGTAAGAACCGCTAATCATCATGTTACTTAAATTACTCATATCTTATGTATATTGCCATTTTCTAAGTGCTTCATCAACTGCCCCATTGTTCCATCGTTCTGGTGTTGTATCCCAAACTTTTGGTGATGTCCATAATTCACACGCCTCACAAGTTTCAAAGTCATCGTAAGGTATATCAAGGACAGGTAAGTTAAAAAAGTTATAGTCATCTCTATTATTTATTTCTTCTTTTATTTCAAAACATCTTATGTTTTCATAACTTTGTAAATATGCTTCACCTCTTGTTGAAGGTATATAGTTTGTTGCAAATACTTGTCCTATTGAACCTGTCTCTGCTAAAACTGCATTAAACATATCTCCTGTTTCACAATCTTCTATTTTAAAGTACGAACCGCTAGGTGGACTCAAAAAAAAAAGGCAACGATTTCTATCGTTGTGAACAGTTAGGTCAAACTCTGCTGACCATCCAACTAATCCATTGTCGAATCTTTCGGCAAAAGGAACACAATTAATTGTGCCATTCACCTCCATTCCATAATTCCCTTTCTGTACATAGGATGTTAAATCATTTATTATACTCATTGTATTAGAATGAATATCTACCATATCGTTAGTCCCATAGAAAGGTACTTCTTGTTTATTATCTTTTCTATTTGGTATATCAGTATCATTTAATACTTTAGATTTGTCAGCAACGATTAACTGGATTCTATAATCAGTTGTATTGTTTGTAAAAGCTGCTGTCTGTATCATTACATTACCAATAGGATACTGAGGAAATTGTGTTGTATCAATTGCAAATAAATCTCCTTGTGTTACCTTTGCAATACTTGGATGATTCTTCATAATGTTTTTGAAGAAGTTCAAAGTATTATAATACAAAGAAAAGTTTACTCCACTATCCTTAGTAATCTGTTGAGGTGCTGTATTTTGTGATGATGTACTCATATCTTATAATTGTATTCCACCGAAGTATTGATTAGTTTGGTCAGGATATTGTTGTGTTGCATCTCCTGTACTTTCATTAAATTCGGGTACGTTAGTATTATTAGCAATTAACCAATCTTGTAATCTTGTTGAATAATAATCTGCATTATTCAATGCTTTATTTAACAAGTAATCTACTTCATTTTTACCTGGTGCTATTCCTGTTTCACTTTGTTGTTTAATTGCACCATTTGATTTAAATGTTACTGAACTAAATGGAATATATTCTACACACGAATACCAAATTAAAGTTGGTTTTACATAATCTTCTACAAGAGTTTCATAATATCCTGTGAATGCAGTTTGTGCTTCTACATCATCTTGTAATTTATTGTATAATACAGTACCAAGTAAGTTAAGTATATATTTTTCTTGTGCTGTTCTAATGAAAGGTAGAAGAGCATCGGCATCAATCGCACCACCTAATGGTGTGTTCTTGATAATATCGTTTCGTGTTATTAATAATCCAAATGCCATAATTTTATCTTTATTTATATTGTTGAATCATAATGAGATTCAAAACCAAAATCTGTTGGTCTCATCGGCTCATACTCTTCACTCTTTTTGTTTCTTTCTAACTGTTGATTTTCTTCTCCTTCTCCACCTTGTAAGTTATCATCTATCTCTTCTTGAACTTCTTCTATTGTCTGGTCTGTATCATCAGCCGTATCTGAAAGGATTACAAGAGGTGTCAGTTGTTCAAAATATAAATCTGAACAATCTATACCACCAACTTTAAATGCGTTGTATATAGAGTTTATAACAAGGTTTTGGAATGGGAATATCGTCATCGTTTGCATAATTGAATATGCAGTTTTCATTTCTTCTGCTGCTGAAGAGAATCCATTGTTTGCAGTTCTAATACCAAATAATAAAGGTGATACTATTCTATGAGCTACAAGAATTCTATCTTGTGCATATTCAGCAACATACTGATACTTCTCGTGTAAGTTCTCCATAGGGAACGTATCAATAGTAGGTTTGTTTACTGCATCATCATTAAACGATACCATAAATCTACCAGCGTTTCTTGTACCTGTAAACTTAGCTTCTAATAAACTTTCTATTGTTTGTCTTTCTTCAGGTGCAGGAACTCCATTATTGAAATTCACCATACCTACTGGCAAGAAACCATTTTCTATATTGTTAAGGTGTAAGTTAGATAGTTCTGCTTCACTAAATGAAAATTGTAATGCAGAAATCCAATCAGGTAATGAATAGTAATATCTGTTAGGTTCGTATTCTTTTACATAAAGTATTTCTACTTCTTCATTAGATGAACCAAAGACAGGTAAATACTTTTTCTCTTTCTGTCTCCTATGGTCACTCCAATCAGAACAATAGTAGTATCCTTCGATTCTACCCATATCATATATCTTCTTTGCTCTTAAATTTTGAACAGGCATATGATACATTCTTAATATCTGTGTATGTGATTTATTCCAAATGATTTGCCATGCAGCATTACCATATAATTTTAAATCAAAAGTAATCTTTCTTAAATCTTCTGGTGGAATTATCTTATCTAATTCTTGTTGTTTACCTTCTTCTTTTGTAAAGATACCTTTACCATAAATTAAATCTGCTACACCTTCAACACAAGCTGCGTTAGTTGTAGATGTGTTGTATGCTTCAGTTATCATACCAAAATAATCGTCTTGATCCAGTATTCCGACTGGCACCCATTGATACCTTGTTTTTGTATCTTCTGTAACAATAGGAACATCCTGTCTTGTTAGATTTAATACTGAAAATTGTTCTTGTTTCTTCATATTACTATATAATCGTTATCTGTTGTATTCGATATGAACTCTTCGTTCTGAGTTAGATATACTACTTTATCAATACTTTGTGATGCATAAACTTGCATTGTTCCACTATAAACACTACCTGATACTGAACCACTTAACTGAACTCTAAACTCTTGAGCATCTCTTACAGTACCCTCTAATGATTGAGAGAATGTAAGGATTGATTCATATGGATTGTATGTATATGAACCACTTAAATCATAGTATGATGAACTATAAGTCATCATATCTTGTAATATAAGTGTCATATCTTCTGAACCCGAATCTGAACCACTAATGATTACACTAGCAGTATCTTGTGTGCGGACTGTAAATTCATTACTTTGTGATATATAATACGATAGCATATTCTAATGTTTAGTATTATAACAAACAACCTTTAACTTATAATTAAAACGAAATAACTCAACATTAACTAGGATATAGACATAAAAAAACCTCTCACGAAGAGAGGTTTTCTTTATTTTAGTCTCAATAAGTAATTCTACTTAATTTGAACCGTATACAATTGTTGGTTTATCAATTGCTGCTAATCCTGCGAAAGGGTCTGCAACAGTTGAACCACTAATGAACGCTGCTGGAAGTT